AACCCTGTCTACAACACCAAACAATGGCGAGAGCTGCGCAAGCAGATCCTCGAGCAAGACAGCGACTGCCACTGGTGTCGACTCAAAGGCAAACGAGTCAAAGCAACCAGCGTCGATCACATCATAGAGATTGACGCAGGCATTGATCCCTACGACGCGTCCAACCTCGTCCCCTCATGCGCGTCATGCAACTCGTCCAGAGGCGCACGATATGTCAACCAAAAGACCGCCCAAAGAATGCAAAAACGCAACGAAGCCGCAAATGTTTCTTTTTTTGACGAAATACACACCCCGAGGCCCCACTCGGAAATACCCTCCACCAGTCGGAAACGACCTGAACCGAGCCGAACCGAGTCGGATATTCCAACATCGGGACGGATCGAGCCGAGACTGGTCACGCCTGTTCCTGCCGGCGAGAGTTTCGGCCCTGCCCTGACCGCTTGGGCAAAGCGCGTCCTTGGCATTGATCTCATGGAGTGGCAAAAGCGGATCTGTAACGACGCGCTGACCGTGGACGCTGACGGTGACTTCGTGTTCCGTGAAGCTTGTGTCAGCACTGCACGTCAGAACGGTAAAAGCCTTGTGATGAGAGCTGTCGCCGGCTTTATGGCGACCGAGTATGCAGCTCTGCGAAAAGAGCCTCAATCAATCGTTATTGTTGCCAACCAAAAGCGTCGAAGCATGGCCCTCTTCCGTGATGTCGTCCGTGACCTTGACGAGAAGTTTGAATGCAAGGTTCGCTGGATGAACGGTGACGAGCGCATCAACTTTCCAGACGGATCGTCAATCTCGGTCGTCGCGGCTTCAGCTCACGCTCACGGTATGACAGCGTCAGTTCTCCTCGTTGACGAAGTGTGGGACATCAGCCCCGAGGTCGTATTCACAGCTCTCAGGCCGTCACAGATCGCAGTCAAGAATCCAATGATGATGCTCTTCAGTACCGCCGGCGACCAGAGCTCAACAGTGCTCCAACAACTTCGAGAACAAGGCATGGCAGCGATTGACTCGGGCCAACCGACCGCGCTGTACTTCGCCGAGTGGTCACTTCCCGTCGGCTCAGTCTCAGTAGAGGATCGACGATATTGGGGATGGGCCAACCCTGCGCTCGGGACAACGATCACCATGAAAGCACTAGAGCTGGCCTACGACTCACCCGATCGGCAAGCCTTTATTCGCGGACATTTGAATTTGTGGATTGACTCAAACAGTGCATGGCTTCCACTGTCGCTCTGGTCAGATCGCGTCTCCGACCAACCCATGCCGGCGTACCAGTGGCTCACCATTGATTCGAGCATTGACGAGTCGCGGTACATCGGAATCGGTTCAGCGTTTGACGGCGATCGCGTCATTGTGACGACAGCGTTCGTCGTGGAATCAGCCCAACAAATGTGGGAACAAGTCGTGCGCATCATGGGCGACCCACAAGTCAAACTTGCTTGCACCCCATCACTAGAAATTCATTGCCCTCCTGACCTTCGCCGGCGGATGACCATCGTCGGATATGCGGAGCTCTTGAAATGGACTTCATCGGCAAAAGCGATGATCGTTGAGGATCGTGTTCGCCACACTGGAGACCTTGCTCTCGCCGAACACATGGCTCGAAGCGTCGCTGTGAAAACGGGAGGAACTGTCGTGCTCAGCTCGCAGAAGTCCCCCGGCCCGATTGAGTTGGCTCGCTGTGCAGTGTGGGGAATGATGCTTGCATCAAAACCAAAGACCTCCAACAAAGCAGCTTTCGCTTTCGGTTGACCTTAGTAGACACCTGCGAAATAGTTTGCGAGACTCCGAAGCGATGGCTCTTTTCGGAAGCAAGAAAGTAAACGCGACCCCAGCGTTCGCGTCTGCTCCCGTACAGGCTGCAGCAGGATCTGCCGCACAGGTGGGTCAGTTCTACACGTATTCCGTCGGGGCATCGCAAGAACTGGCCTTATCTGTGCCCACAGTTGCACGCTCGATTCAAATGATCGCGTCAATGGTCGGCTGCTTAGAACTGAAGCATTACACCACGCAATGGACTGGCGAAGAGTACGAAGAGATCTATTTGGAGAACGAGTCGTGGATGGATCAGCCCGATCCGAAGGTCACGCGCAACTTCATCTTTTCGCAACTGGTCACAGATCTAATGCTTCACGGTCGCGGATTCTGGTACATCACCAGTCGCTCAACTGCTACAGGCCGTCCGCTTTCGTTTCAGTGGTTGCCCGCTGCAATGGTTACAACCATGGATCAGGCTGGCCCGCAATGGTTCGGCCCGTCCGACCAAGTTGAATTTAACGGCTTCCCATTAGCAACCGAAGATGTCGTCCAGTTCTTAGCACCGACTCAAGGTTTGCTGTACACAGCAAACCGCGCAATCGGCACAGCAATTAAACTTCAACAATCCGCTGACCGCTTTGCAGTCAATGAGATCGCTGCCGGATGGCTTCAACAGACCGACGCGTCCGAACCAATGGCAGCCGAAGATCTTTCCGAACTTGCAGCTGCTTGGCGTAACGCTCGACAAGTTGGCGCAATCGGCGCGCTCAACAGCGTCGTCACGTTCAAAGAGTTTTCCAGTGACCCGAACAAACTACAACTGGTTGAGTCGCGTCAATTCCAAGCACTAGAACTGTCTCGGGCCACTGGAATTCCCGCATACCTTTTGGGCATCGGCGTACAGGGCTACACATACCAGAACGCGCAACAAGCACGCCAAGATCTTTATTTATTCGGGACCAAACAATATTTAGACGCAATCGAGCAGACACTTAGCATGAATCAACTCTTGCCACGCGGACGGTACGTCAAATTTGATGTTTCGGACTATGTCTACGAAAACGATCTAGGAAATGTTGAGCGCGAACCCGCTTACGAATCTGGAAACCGCGAGGAAGAATACTCATGATTCAATTAACAGCTCAACAGATCACACTTGACGCGTCCGCCGACGGTGAACCAACCCGTCAGATCACTGGGCTCGCCGTTCCTTGGAATGTCAAGGCCCAATTAAGTGGTGGCGAGAGTGTGATCTTTCTTGAGGGCTCACTTCCAGAAGATGGCCCAATGCCGAAGCTTTTGGAATATCACGACGACACGCGCGTTATAGGCCGAGTAACCGAGAGAGTGTCAACTAGCGAGGGCATGATGTTTGTCGCCAAGCTGAGCGCAACTCGAGCAGCTGACGACGCTCTTGCACTGCTCGCCGATGGTGCACTTGACAGCGTTTCCGTGGGAGCAATCCCCACCAAGTTTAAGAGGCTGTCAGACGGCACTTTAGAGGTCTCTCAGGCAAGATTCGTTGAGCTGTCAGTCGTCACTCAACCGGCTTACGAATCGGCTCAAATATTTTCGGTCGCTGCCTCTTCACCAGAAGAAGAAGTTTCCGACGAAGAAGAAGTAATACCCAACCCAACCCCAACATCCGAGGAGGATGAAATGTCAGAACCCACAACCGTTGAAGCCGCTGTCGCGACTCAACCCATCTACGCAACCGCTGTCAAGCGCGACGCAAAACTGCCGACCGCTGTCGAATACTTGAGTGCTGCCATTGCTGGCGGAACTGCTTGGGAACGTATGCACGAAGCACTTCGCGCCGCAGCTCCCGACGTGGTCACCAGCGACACGCCCGGAGTACTCCCAACCCCAATCCTTGGGCCCGTCTACAACAACTTCATCGGTCGTCGTCCAGTCGTTGACGCAATCGGTGCCAAGTCAATGCCGGGCGGAGGCAAGATCTTCATTCGCCCTGAGGTCACGACCCATACCAGCATTGGTGCAAGCCTCGCCGAAATGAGCAACCAGTCAGGCACTTTCGTGGTGAGTTCGAATCAGGTCACCAAGCAAATTTTCGGTGGCTATGTAAACATCTCCGAAGCCGATCTGGATTGGACCGATCCCGCAATCTTGTCAATCTTGCTTGACGACATGGGCCGTATCTACGCCAACGCAACCGACAACTATGCAGCCGACACTTTGGTCGCTGGCGCAACCACGACTCAAGCGTTTACCGCTGCCGACACTGACGACCCGTCAGTTTGGGCCGCTGAAATTGCTGAAGCTGCAGCAACGATCCTCACTTCGTCAAATGGCAACTTGCCGACTCACTTGTTCGTGGCTCCCGGTATTTGGCAAGATTTGATTGCTTTGTCGGATTCGAGCAAGCGTCCGTTATTCCCACAGATCGGACCGATGAACGCATTTGGTAATCTTGCACCCGGTCAAGTCAACGGAAACGCTTTCGGTCTGCAAGTTGTAGTTGACCGCAACTTTGCAAGCGCAACTTGTATCGTCGGCGACGCATCTGGTTACGAACTGTTTGAACAGCAGAAGGGCGCTATCTCGTTGGACAACCCGTCCACCTTGAGCCGCACCATTGCGTTCCGTGGTTACTTCGCTGCCTTGATGATTGATTCGAGCAAGTTCGTCAAGTTCACGTTCGCCTGATCCGACTGACTAAGTAGAGAGACTGCACCATGGCCACATTTAGCGTGACGCACCACCAGCGTCTAGACGATGTTGCTGTGGTGCAGACCCTCGAAACAACCGACATAACAGTCGGCCAGACAATCACACTGACAGGACTCGGTCACGGCCTCAACGGCACCTACATTGTGATCGCTGTACCGATCTATTTGTTCGCTGGCGTTAACGAAGCAGGCGACCTGCTTTACAACGAAAACGAAATCATTGTTAACCAGTTAATGTTTCAAGATGTTGGCGACGATCTAGAACGGTCCGCTGCCGATCCGTTTGGAACTTTGACATGGACTCAGACCTGTAGCTGGATATCCGTAAGCGATCTCACCGAATTCCTCGGAATAAGCGGAGCGACCGCCAATGACACAGCTTTCATGACCTCATCAGTTAACGCTTCGAATGCATGGTCATTTCGACGCAGAGTGCAGGCCGGCTATCACGACAGTCTCACGACCGTTCCTGATGCTGCAGTCAAAGCTGGTGTCGTGCTTATGGCTGCGAGTTTGTACAGAGAACGCGGCAGCATTGATTCCTTTGCTAGTTTCCAAGACATGAGCATTTCAGCACCCGTCGCTTCAATGGGTCGGATTAACCAGTTGCTCGGCATCAAGAGATCGCAAGTGGCATGAGATGGCAGGCATTTTCACAGACGCGATTGATGCTGTCTCGGCGACGATCACAGCTCTTGGCTATAAGCCGGTCACTGATCCTCGGAACGCTCGACCTCTTACTGTATTTGTTGAGCTTCCTGTTTTCACTGCGTTCAATAACCAAACGGCGGACATCACGATTGATCTCCGAGTGTTGGGCGCGCCACCCGGCAACCAAGACACTACGGACTACATACTCGGAGTCGTTGATGCGCTCATGAACTCCACTCTCGCAGTTGTATCTGGACGGCCTACAGTCGCTCAGATTGGATCGCAAGAATTACCCGCCTACGACCTCACAATTAGAATCGGCTCAAGCCGCAGATAAAAGGACAAACAATGCCCACAACATACTTATCCAATCCAACAGTCAACGTCACTAGCCCTTCAGCCATGGCCTTGACGACTTCATGCTCTGCAGCGGTGCTCACTTTGACCGCCGAGGCTTTGGAAAATACGAGCTTCGGAAGCACCAGTCGCACCTACACGGCGGGCCTCTTCAGTAATGAATTGACCTTGACCTTGTTCCAAGGTTACGGAACGACCGAAGTAGAAACATACTTGAACACTTTGTTCGGTGTCGCTTCAACAATCGTTGTCAGCCCATCCGGAACGACCGAATCAGCTTCTAACCCTGAGTACACTCTCACTGGTTGCTATTTGGAAACTGTGACACCAATCAACACGACCGTCGGCGAGCTCTCAATTGTTGAGGCAGTGTTCAAGGGCGGAACTTACGCTCGAGACATCGTCACCCCGTAATCAAGTAATCCGAACCCGACTAGGAGAACAATGAAACTCACACTCAGCGTCAAGCTCACCGATGGTGAGACCTACAAGGTGGTCACGAACCTTTTCGTCATCATCTTGTGGGAGCGTAAGTTCAAGCGACGAGCATCAGATCTGTCAAGTGGGATCGGGATGGAAGATCTAGCCTTCATGGCCTACGAGGCCAGTAAACAGCAAGGTCATCCAGTCCCGATCTCATTCGATGAGTTTGTCAAGAAATTAGAAGATTTAGAAGTAGTGGAGACTGCGACCGCAGTCCCTACGCAGGAGGCTTCCGGCGACAACTAGCAGCTCTGCTAGTTGAGACTGGGTTCTGGCCTCCAAACATCACATTTGAACAAGACGATCTCGCGACCTGCGTGAGCATCATCAACGAGCAGAGAAGAAAGCAATAATGGCAGCATCAGTCGGAATCCAATATGACGGACTGAAGCAGGCTCTTCGTGAGATCCAAAAGGTTGATCCTGCGCTTCGTCGCCAGATCACCAAGGACATCAAGAACGCCATGAACCCATTGTTCTCGGCTATCAAAGACTCAATTCCGTCGTCTGCACCGTTGCAAGGACAAAAGCACAACGGACGCACAGCATGGAAGAACGAGTCAAAGAACGTCACGATTAAAGTTGACACTCGAAAAGCCCGTGCACGCAACCTGTCACAAGGCGCACAATTTGAGTCTGTCGCGACAGTAAAAATCACGGCAAAAGGTGCAGCTCTGTCAATGGCAGACATGGCAGGACGAGGCCCAAACCAAACACGCAACAAGAACCCTCTCAAAGCCCGTCCGGGCTTCGCTGGGTACTTGACAGCATCTCTCGGTCGTGGGCCGTCACGCTTCGTCTGGGCGCGATCTGACGACTACTTAGACGAGATCACACGCAATGTTGACAAGATCGTTATTGAAGTCATGGATCAAACCAACAAGAGACTGGTGAAACGCTGATGGCAATCAACCTCCCAATCATCTCCGAATGGAATCCTGCTGGCATTGACAAAGCCATCAACGACTTTAAGAAACTTGAGACCAAAGGCGAGAAGGCAGCGTTTGCAATTAAGAAGGCTGCAGTTCCTGCAGGGCTTGCTATTGCAGCTCTCGGCACTGTCGCATTTGATGCTGTGAAAGCGTTCGCCGAAGATGACGCTGCAGCCCAAAAACTTGGCACGACTCTCAAGAATGTCACCGGAGCATCAGACGCTCAAGTCTCATCAGTTGAAGACTTCATCTCTAAGACTTCAGTCGCTGCAGCTGTCGCCGACGACGAACTACGCCCAGC